ATGTGGGCAAAGGCTGGGATGCCAATCAAATCATTTCTAGAGGTAAGGCAGTACATTATCAACGAGGCAACAGCAAAGACTGATGCTTTATTCATCCAAGAGAAGCTAAAAATAGCCGAACAAAACAAGCGAGTGACGAGAAATGGAACAAGTATCATCCTCAACTGAAGCGCCTAAGCGCGGTCGCCCAGCAGCACCTAAGATTGATGTGGCTGAATTGCTGGATCGTATTGACCGGCTAGAGCGATGCCTTGAAAAGGTAACTACTCTTACCGGGCAAGGAAATCACCTAATGGAGTTCGGCCTAACCCGCTGGGAGCCATCCAAAGAAGATATGAATAAATACAGGGGTAAATAATGGCTAAGAAGAATCTTCCTCAAATGGGCTCTAAGAACATTAACAACCTTGATTCAATGGTTGCCGCCGGAATCATCACTCAGGCTCAAGCTGATAAGCAGAGAGCAAAGGCCGCAGCAATGAAGAAGAGCCTAATTAAGAAGGGCTCATGATCGGCGAGATAATCCTGACAACACTGACAATGCTTCCTTGTATGACTGACAGCGAAACACTTGCTGATCGAGTCGGAGGGGAGGCTAAGTCATTTAAGGCTGGTAATTATCTGCACGGCCATTGGTGTTTGGATGGGCTATGCCTTGATCCCCACGGTGATGAGCACACTATAAATATTATTGATGGCTCACACGAAACCTATAAGGTAATCAAATACAGCTATGAGCGACTTTAACCAACACTGGAACATGGAAAGCCTAAAGATCATTGCTGTAACAATGGCGGTTATCGGCGTTATAGCCATTATCAAGCTGGTACTATAAATAAAACTTATAGCCATTTGATAACTATAAATAAAACAAATGGTTAATATCAAAGTGTAACCTAGGTGACAGAGTGACGACTTATGCCAAGTAGAGCGGGCAGCGCAAACAAGAATAAAGCCTTCTTAATGAAGCGCTTACAAGATATGTACGGGGAAGACTTTCACCCTATTATGAAGATGGCAGGCAATGCAGTAACGCTACAGCGGCGCATAGATAAGCTTGGTGATGCTGCAGAGAATCAAGACCTGCTAGATACAAACAAAGCATGGGAGGGGATAGCCCAATACGTTGAGCCTAAGCTTAAGGCTGTAGAGCACAGCACTATCGACAGTGATGGTGAGGTGACAGGCTTCAAGGTCGAGATTGTCCATGCTAAAAAAGATTAAGCTGCCGGAGCAGTTCGCTCCATTCCTTGAGCCTTGTCGATACAAGGTTGCTTATGGTGGACGGGGGAGCGGTAAGTCTTGGTCAATTGCCACCGCTTTAATTCTTAGGGCGGTTCAGCAGCCTACTAGAATCCTTTGTGCTCGTGAGATCCAGAAGTCTATCCTTGATTCATGCCTTCAGTTGCTGTCTGACACTATCTATCGAATGGGTGTAGAGGGTGAATTTGATATACAGGGCACGCAGATACTTGGGAAGAACGGATCACGATTCATCTTTGAGGGATTGAAGTCGAACATCGGCAAGATTAAGTCGATGGAAGGTATTGATATTGTGTGGTGTGAAGAGGCTGATCAAGTCTCTGCCACCTCATGGAATACATTGATACCCACCATTCGAAAGCCTGGCTCAGAGATATGGGTAAGCTTTAACCCTGCTGATGAGATGGACGACACTTACCAGCGCTTTGTGGCTAACCCGCCTGATGGCGCTTATGTGGTAAAGGTTAATTACTCCGAGAATCCTTGGTTTCCTGATGAGCTTGAGAAAGAGCGCCTTCACATGAAGGGGTTGAGCGAGACTCTGTATCAGCATATCTGGGAAGGTGAGCCGGTAGCCAATAGAGAGGGTGCTTACTGGGCTAAGTACATTAATCAGAATCAGGTGGACAACATACCAATAGAGCCTGGCTTTCCGGTCAATACCTATTGGGATCTTGGTGTAAGCGACTCAACAGCCATTTGGTTTGTTCAGACTGTTGCCAATCAAGTGCGCGTTGTTAACTGCTATGAGAATCAAGGCGAAGGCTTGGCTCATTATGTGAATTACATACATGACTGGCGAGATCAGAATCAAGCGGTTATGGGTCATCATTATGCGCCACATGATATTGCCGTGAGGGAACTAGGGTCAGGTAAGAGCAGGCTCGAGACAGCAAGGGCTATGGGAATCTCATTCCTTGTCGCGCCCAACGTGCCAGTTGATGACGGCATACAGGCAGCTCGATCTATCATGCCAAGATGCTGGTTTGATAAAACTAACTGCTCAGACGGACTTAGAGCTCTTAGGTCATACCGTAAAGAGTTCGACGAAGCTAAGGGTGTCTATAAGCCAAAACCTTTGCACGACTGGGCAAGTCACTTTGCTGACGCCTTCAGATACTTTGCACTGTCATATAAGGGCGAGAACCAATGGTCACAGCCTGTCACTGCAGCTGATTGGAGTGTGTTCTAGTGGATATTCCTAAAGATGGTAAGCAGGTGTGGCATATAGTCTTCACCCAGACCAACGACACTCACTGGATATTTCGCTGGATACACAAGAAGAAGCAGCATTGCTATGTGGTGAAGGAGTCGCTAGGCGGCATGTTCTGGATCGTTATCAATGGCAGGCGCTCACATTTAGATGTAGAGACATACAGTAAAGACTACTATCCAAGGTTAATGGATATGTTGGGTGAAGGTGATCATGTAATGACCGTCATCACTGAATATGATGTTAATTTGCGTAACCATCAGCTATCGGTTATAAGTTGCACAGACGTGGTAAAGCGGTGTCTAGGTATTACTGACTGGCTGTGCTGGACACCAAACCAATTATATAAACGAATTAAGCGAGGCAAGTATGAGCAGCGTATTAAAACCGGGCGAGAAAGCCGCAAAGAAAGCAGCGCGGGAGCAGGAGAGGCTACTGAAGGAGCAGCAACAGAAAGAGGAGTTGCGAGCTGCTGAAGAGGACGACGAAACTAAGCGCCGTCAAGCTATTGCTGCAAAGGGTGGTGCTCGATCGCTACTTGTTAAGACTGGTGAAAGCGGTCTATCTCAGACATTAGGGGGATAGAATGCCTTTAACTGATCTTGGCAGTGTTGATGATCTGCTCAAGCGCTTTAAGAATGCTCAGGCTAATTATGAGCTGTGGCGCTCTATCCATCAGGAAACCTATGATTATGTAGCTCCTCAGCGTGAGACCTTCCGCTTTTACTCGCCCGGCCAAGAGAAGAATCGACACGTATTTGATTCAACGGCTGTTATGGGTGTTGAGCAATTTGCATCACGTATTAAGGGCTCGACTCTTCCGTCATGGAAGCAGTGGATCAAGCTAGAGGCTGGTTCTATTGTTCCTGATGACCAGAAGGTAGGGATTAATAAGGCTCTTGAAGAGGCTAACGACTCACTGTTTGGTGCACTGAATCACTCTAACTTTGACACCGAGATCAATCAGGGTTTGTTTGATTTGGCTGTTGGTACTGGTGGAATCATCATTGATGAGGGCGAGTTCAATGATAAGGACATATTCAGGTTTACCAATGTTCCACTAGCAGAGCTATACCCTGAAAAGCCTGCAGCTGGTCGCATTCGTTCGGCATGGCGCAAGCATAAGATACCTGTTGGCCAAGTGGATCAGGTGTGGCCAGGTGCCGATACGAGCGGCAAGCTGGATAAGCTGGCAGAGAATGACCCTCACAAAGAAGAGGAGTTCTTAAATGCTCAGCTGTTCAATCAGAAGGATGGGCTCTATTACAATGTGGTAATCCATGAGCCATCAAAGAAGATGATCTTCGATCAATCGTTTGAGACTCAGAGATTAATCGTCTTCCGTTGGCATGTGACGCCGGGTGAGGTCTATGGTCGTGGCCCTGCTATGCAGTGCTTGCCTGATATTCGCACCTTAAACAAGATTGTGGAATTCAAGCTTCGTTCGCTGGCTTTAGAAGTTGGTGGCATATACACCGGGATCAATGACGGGATATTCAATCCTAATACTGTACGACTGCAGCCGAATACTATTTTGCCGGTTGGCAGCAACTCGAATACTAACCCTACATTGCGAGCGCTTGAGATTGGTGGCAATCCATCATCGGTGGATATTGTTGTCTCAGAGCTCCAGGACAAGATTAACAAGGTGTTCTTCTCTAATCCGTTGGGCGAAGTTACCGACCCCGTACGCTCTGCCACTGAGAACATGATTCGTCAGCAAGAGATGCTAAAGCAGGCTGGTGCCTCATTTGGTCGATTGCGCTCAGAGTTGATTGAGCCATTGATTGCTGCATGCGTTGATATCCTGCGCGGCCTTGGTCGATTCCCAGAGATTTCTATTGATGGTGAAGAGGTGACTATTCGTCATTCATCGCCACTAGCTCAAGCTGAAGACCTTGAAGACTTCCAGAATACCCAGGTATGGCTAACGTCGAACCTACAGCTACTGGGTCAAGAGGTGGTTATGGGCACGGTCAAGGTTGAGGACTTCCCCAAGATTTCAGCACAACAGCTTGGCATTCCTGCTGATCTGGTTCGCAGTGAGGAAGAGGTAGAGGCCATAGGTCGTGTCGCAGCTCAAGCAGCACAACAACAACTGGAGGGCGGCGGTGAGCAGTCCGTATGATGAAATAGGGGCGCAGCCTGAGTGGTCTGAAGCTGATAGAGAAAGACACAATCGGTTAGATTATCTTTACCATAGAGTATTTGCTCAGAACGAGGATGGGGCGGAATTGCTCGGTCTTTGGGAGGAGTATTTAAAAATGTCAGCTGCCGATGTAAATGGCTCTGACGCATATAACCTCGGAAAAGAAGAAGGCAAAAAGACCTTTATCCGAAATGTTGTTTTAACCATAAGGAAAGTAGAAAATGAGTGACGAACAAGTAATCGAAGAAGGCACGCAAGATGCCGAACCACAACAACAAGAGATGCAATCGGTTGCTGAAGAGCAGCCGGTGGAGCATCCAGAGTGGTTTAAGTCCGAGAAATACAAGACGATTGATGACCAAGCCAAAGCCTATACCGAGCTAGAGAAGAAATTTGGCTCATTCACGGGTGCGCCTGATGAGTATGAGGTTGCGCTATCTGAAGAGCTGACCGAGCTCGGCGTGAGCATTGACTCCGATGACCCCTTGGTTGAGAAGGCTGTGGAGTTCGCTAAGAACTCGAACATGTCTCAAGAAGGGTTCAAGGGCATGATTGAGCTGTATGCCCAGTCTCAGCTTGCAGAGCATCAAGCAATGGAAGATCATAAGGCCAATGAGATGGCGGCATTGGGTAAAGATGCTGATCGTCGTATTGATGGCATTATCCAATGGGGTAACGCAAACCTTGATGCTGAAACGATGGCAGGTCTTGAAGAGGCGGCGCAAAGTGCGGCAGCGGTTAAAGCGATTGAGGCGTTGATTGGCAAGACTCGCAATGCTCCAGTGGCTTCTGACGCTCAGGCGGCGCCAAGTATCAGTGCTGACGAGGTTAGCGCTATGCAATTCGCCAAGGATGAAAACGGCAATCGTAAGATCAACACCGATCCAGCGTTTAAGGCAGAGTATCAGCGCAAGCGTGATTTGCTTTATGGAACAGGTGAGCATCGCCAGATTGTAGGATAGAGCCAGCAGAGCAGGGAGGTGCCCTACCACTTCCCTGTAGCGCCCTGCTGACAAACGCATATTAACCTGTAGGGAAAGTTATGTCTTTTACTCAGAACACATTTGCACCAATTGGCGGACAAACTACTAGCGCCGCATCAATGTTTTCTTATCGGTCGGACGATTCTTTTTCGGAGGTGTCTGCTGCTGGATATTTTTTAAGCAAATCATCCACACTGGAGGCTGGCGACCACATTATGGCCACGCTAGGTGATGGGCCATTTGTGTTTGTTTATGTTGCTGAAGATCAGCCTTTGTTTCTTTTGTCTCCATCAGACCCTTCATTAATAAATATTGAGCGGCTTCTTGATGCCGAGAGCGTAGCCCTATCGCAGGAGCCTGCCGGGTTAGGTGTTTCCAATGCAGTGCAAATTGAGTTTGGGCCGCCTGTAAATACTCCTCTTGATCCAGTTAGTATTGATGCCTCTGGAGCCTTGTCTATTAATGAATCGGGCACCTATCGAATAAAGGCGGCGCTGCAGTTTGGTAGAACGGGTGGCGCTGGGACGTCTGAGCTATTGTTTAGAGTTCTTGCAAATGGCGTGCAGTCGGGGAGGAGTGTCCATACTAGTGTTCAGAACTCAAACGTAACTAGCTACTTTGAAAATGACACTTGGATATTTTTACCGGCGGGAACAATTCTTACCTTTGAGGTAATGAGGGACGCGGCTGGAAATAATAGCGGTGGGATCTATAGTTTCACTCCTTCAGTCGAGGCAGGGTCATGGAATTTTTCACCGTCGTCGGCAATTAGGGTAGAGAGATGGAGTGTTTAATATGTGGTTTTAGTTGATAAGAAAGTAAAGCGGTGTTATAACGTAACAATCCGATACCCTTTTAAGGCCGGAGTTCGTTTATTTTGCAAGTTATTAGCAAGATCAAAACCGACTTCCGGCCACTTTGATCAAGCTAGATCAAATATTTAAGAGGG